TTCATCGCCGTACACCTTCCACGCGATATAATCCCACATATCGCCCTGCTTCGTTGTGTAATAATATCCGCCCATGATTCCTCCTTAAGCAAACGACACGCGGTTATTCTCGCGCTGGATATCCGTAAGCATTGCCCGCAGGTCATCAAGCCCCATGGAAATTCCCTGCCGTACTTCCTCTGCCGAGGCGTTCCCGCTTATATTCACGTTCGGCTTGTACTCGATTTGCATTGTGCTTCCGTAGTTTGACGCCTTGCTCATGCCGGCAAGTGCCGCCTCATCCCTGCTCGTTCCTCCGAACATCCCAAGGATTTCGCCCGACTGCATCCACAAACTCTTCGCCCTCGCCGAACCGTCCAGCGGCACCGCCGCCTCCGGTCCTTCCTCCGCAAACGTCGTGATGATCGGTCTGTCATAAATGCCGCCCGCCGCGTTGTGGTACATTTTGTCCATGACTCTTTGCTTTTGTGATGTGGAAGTCTCGTTGGTTATCGTCGACTGCTTTTGCTTTGCCTTTTCATATACGGACTGCCTTTCTATTTCCGACAGGTCGAATCTGGAGCTGACTTCGGTATAGTTAATCTTTGCCGTAACGTCCACATCCGCCTCTGCCACGATGGGATTGTCCTTGATCTGCGTCTTCAGGTCTTCTCCCATCTCCTGATAACGGTCGAATACTTCCACCTCGATTGCCGCCGCAGTCTCTGTGCTGAACAGATTCTCCGGATTCAGTCCCAGATTCCCGATAAAATCAAGTGCATTTTCATTCTGTTCGATAAGTGCTCCGGTATCTTCGAGGATGTTGTAATCGTTCGTCCCTGCCAGTGAAGAGATTTCATCATACACGGAGAGGAAACTTTTGATATTCTCAACGGCTTCCTCGTTTCCTCCTGCTTCCGCCATCAGATCCATTTCCTTGCGCAGCGTCTCGACGATCGGGTCCATTCCCTCCTGCAGGTTCTGGAGTGCTTTCTTCGTGTCCTCGTCTCCGATGAGCTGGTCGATATTCTCGAAGAGTGCGCTCGCCATGGCATCCCATGTCGTTCCTTCCGTGTTAGTCCAAAAACTTTCGTCGATTCCTCCGTTTAAGTACTGCTCGATGACGCTGTTTAATGTGTCCTCGTACTGCCCCATCGCCGTCCCGAGTTCCGGGTACGCCTCTTGGATTGCATCAACAAGGTACTGCCCTGTTTGAAGGTTTGCATCTGCTATGGTCTTGTAGTACGCATCCTCCAGCTCTTTTACATCTTTGTTGTATTGTTCCTGCGTGTATCCTTCCTCGGAACTAAGTCTCATGTTTAGAGCTGCCTTTGCGCTCTCATACGCCTCCAGTGCGGATTGACTTACGGTATCCGCGTAATCCGACAGGTCCGCCTCTAACTGTGTGAAAGAATCTGCATCCATGTCGGTCAACGAGTACTTCAAAGATATCGCATCGAGTTTCGCTCCGCTCTCTGCCGCGCTGACCTTGTCCTGTATCTCCTTAACCGCCGCCAGATACTCCTGCACATACTTGTCCGTATCGATGTCCAAATCCTGCATATCGAGATACTTCAACCGGCTCTGTATCTTCTGTTCGAGCTGGGTGAGCTCACTATCGAGTTCGGAGTAGTATGTGCTGTTCTCGATGTCAATTTCGGATTCATTCCCGGTGAGCAGCGTTGTCGCGACGTGTACCGCATAGCCCTTGTCAACCACATACTGCTGCACCGCATCAACGTAGCTTTGGACATCCGACTTGTACGTATCCTCGTCCATGTCGAATCCCATCTGAATTTTCCAGTCGTCCTTTTCCAGTGTCTCGTACAGCGCGTTCATCTGGCTGAACGTCGAGTCGGATTCCGACAGTGCATCCTCTAACGTCTCCGCGATGGTGATCAGGTCTTCCCCGATAAGCTGTCTTGCGATCTTGTCCGTTTCTTCCATGGACAGTGAGATATTCCCGAAGTGCTCCGCAAGGTTCGCCTCCACCGCCGCGCGTTCCGCATCCTCGATGGCTCCCGCTACTGCTCCGATTGCCGTCACCGCAAGCCCCGCGATAGATACTGCTGCCGTCAGCGGATTTGTAAAGAACTCTGCGATTTTGATTCCCGTGAGTGCTATCTTAAGCAGCCCGAATCCGACCGCAAAACCTTTCAGTGCCCCGACAACTGCACTCCGGTTCTTAATGATCCATTGTCCCGCCGCAATGCCGTTGTCCCACAGCCATACGATACCGTCGCCCAAGTCTTCCAGCGCGTCCGCAAATTCGCCCTTGTGCGCCTCCGCGAATGCCACGATGGAATCCGTCGCCTCCGGCAGCTTGTCCGCAAGCCAGCCGACAAATTCCTTCGCATCGTCGGAGAACACGTCCACGACCTGAATCTGCATATCCTCTACGGCAGACTGTAGCCGCTTCTGGGCATTCTCCAGCGTGTCCGTGGTAATGCCGTACATCGTGTCCAGCGCATTGTTACTGTCTTCGACCTGCCCTTCGAGTGAGTCCCACGCGCTTGTCATGTTGCCTTCCGCGTCCTTGGTCTCATTCACCGCGTCGAGCAGGTACTGCATCTGGGAGTAGTAATGTTTCCCGGCGATTTTCTTAAGGCTTGCCGCCTTCTCCTCGTCCGTCATGTCGGCGTATGCCTCATTGATGAGCTTTAATGACTCCTCCAACCCGATGAAATTTCCGTCATCGTCCCAGATATCCACGCCGAGGTTTCCCAGCTCCTTGATGGTGGTCGCGTTTCCGGCGAGGTTGACCAGTATCGCGTTGAGTGCAGTACCAGCCTCCTCGCCCTTCTTGCCGTTGTTTGCGAGCACGTCCAGCGCCGTGATGGTATCGTCCAAGTCCGCACCTAATACCCTCGATGCACCGCCCGTCTTAACGAGTGCCTCCATGAGCTGTTCCGCGCTCGTGTTTGCGTCGTTGTTGCTCTCGATGAGCTTGTCGAGGTACATATCGAGGTCGTCCACCCCGATTCCCAGCGCACTCATGGAGTCCGTCACAAGGTCGCTCGTGGTCTGTAACTCTGCTCCGGTTGCCGCCGCCAGTTGCAGGATTGGTGTCAGTCCGCTGATGGAATCTTCCACGCTCCATCCGGCAAGCGACATATACTCCAGCGCGCTTGCCGCTTCTTCCGCCGTGTAGATGGTGCTCCGTCCTGCGGACAGCGCCGCCTCTTCCATGGCTTCAAACTGTACCGCGTTCGCTCCGGAGATGGACTGTACCGTTGCCATCTCCTGTTCGAATCCTGTGTACGTGTCGACCGCCTGCGAGAGCGCGTAGGTCGCCGTTCCAGCCGCCGCAGCTACGCCCGCGGCAATTCCTGCCACGATTTTATTCGCGACCGAATTGACGCTTTCCAGTCCCTGCTCCGCCTTCTTAAGTGTGGTCTTCCAGCTCGGTGATGTCTTCGCGCCGAGCCTTACCTGTAATTCATACGTTGTCGATTTACTTGCCATGGTTCCTTCTCTCCTCGTCCATCTCCATGATCTCGTCCACCAGTTCCAGTAACGAATCCATCGGGATGTTCATCAGGTATTCGATGGAAGTGTTCAGCCGCACCGCCACCCGCACCGCCGTCTTCTTTAAATTCGCCGCGAGGTCATCCCCCGCTCCTAGTACAAAAAATAGATGGCGATTCTCGACGTGATTGCCTGCTGGTCCTTCCATTTCAGGAAATTGAAAAACTCGATTGGCAAATTCGTCACCCTCATAGCAATGTGCTTCGTGTAGGTGATGTCGTTATACTTGTTCCTCGGGTGATGGTTCATCTTTGCCATGACGCGGTCGATGTACTCTGCGTCCGCCGTGGTCAGGTCTTCGAGTCCGCTCAAGTCCACGCTCTTGATTTCCTGTCCCCCGAAGTTGTACGTCTTCGACAGGTTAATAACATACGGGAGTTTATCATTGAGTCCCAGCTCCTCGTTCGCGTTCTCCTCCGCAAACTGCGCCGTCGCGTCTGCCGCCGCCTCTACGTCCGCCGCTTCCTCTGCGGTTATATTTTCGTCCATTACGGTATTTGTTTCCTTGTCCATTTTTTCTTTGCCTCCTTCTGGTATGCACCGGGGTTTCCCCCGGTGCGGTCAATTTAGATATGGCTTAAAATGTCTTTTGTGACGTCAACTCCGGCGATGATTGCCTTGCCGTTGAATTTGTCGATTTCCGTTACGACCTCGCCGTCGATCTCCTCCTTGTAGTAGGTGACCTCCTTGGTGATGCTCGGTTTTCCGTAGCCGCCTTTCTTGATGGAGCCATAGTTGATGCTCTTGGTCATGCCGCGGATTGTCGTCGTGCGCTGCTTGATGGACTTCGTGTTGTCCTCCGGGTTGACGAACTCCTGTGCGCTGCGGATGATGAGCGGGGTGTTGTCCGCCGCCGCCACCGCAAGGGAACTCTTTGCGATGTTCGCAAACGTCAGGGTGAAGTCCATGCTCTGGTACTGTCCGACCGCAGGTGAATCCACCTCGCCCGCCATTCCCGCAAGGCTGATGGTCTCCGACATGTTCTGCAGGTTGATGAGCGTGGTCTCGTCGGTCACGCCGATGAGCTTGTTCGCCTGTGTCGCTGTGCCGGTATAGACGTTGTAGTTGCTTGTCTTATCAGGAATCAGATTTGCCATTATTCCTCACCTCCCTCAAGTGCATCCTGCAGGATCTGGGAATCCCACGTAAACTCGTTCTCGATAAACTCAAGCGGCGTGTAGTCCGCATATCTCGTGTGGAACTTGAAGTGTCCCTCAAGAATGTTCGCCATCGGGTTCTCGTTCTTGTCGAACACCACGGTCGCCCCTGCGAGGTAATCCGGAACGAGCGCATTTAAGTCTGCGTTGTAATTACTTACCACGGAGTCAATGACCTTGTAGTTTGCGTCCGTACCGATGGTGGAGAGATATTCCGTCTTGAAACGGTTCTCTAAATAATTGCTCACCATCACGCACTTGATGAAGCGGTTGTTCGGGTCGGTGTTGTCCGGATACGCAGAGGTGTTGTTGCCCCAGCATTTCCATCCGTTCATGTACGAGAAGGACAGCACGCCGATTGCATTCAGGTAGTTGTTGACCTGCCGCTTGGTCAGGTGCAGCTCCTTGCCGCCCGCATAGATGCCGTCAATCGGGATGTCCTTGTTGTCCGGCGAGGTCGGCACGTTGTTGTTGTTCACGGTCACGTACTGGAGCATTGCCGCGATTGCCGCAGACGCGTAGATTTCCACGCCGCCCATGAGCACCTTCGGCCAGCACAATACCGTCCATCTGGTGAAGCATCCGAGCTTGTCCTTCGCCTCCTTCACATCCTCAATCTTCGTGGTCTCCTCGGACTCGATATCCACGACCGCGATGGCGCTGGTGAGGTCGCCCGCCAGCTCCGCTTTTGCTTCAAGAGCCGCCGCGACTGCCGGATTCTGCGAGAATCCCGGTGCCGCAAGGATGTCCGGGATAACCCCGAAACGGCTGTACACCTCATCCGCCAGCTCGATACCGGTGCGGATGCCGTCCTCCGTCACGCCGCCGATGATATCCTCAGCCGTTACCCCTTCCGGGTTCAGTTTCGTGTAGGCGATGGTGAGTGTGGTCGCGTCCTTAAATGCCCCGTCGTCCGTGACCGCGACGGTCACATATCCGTCTGCCGTAAATGTCGCGACATAGTCCGTGTCCGCGGTTCCCTCGGATTCCCCGGAGGACACCTTTAAGGAATCGAGGAGGATTCCCTCCACCTCTACGGTCGTGCTGCCGTTCGTGAGGGCAAACTCCTCACCCGCCACAGCGGTAATGTGTTTCTTGTTGTTCGGGTCGAGCACGTTCACCATTACGACCGGCGTAACGCCGATTTTCATGAATGACGCAAGTACGGACTGCATCAGTGTATAATTTGCATAATCTGTGCATAATCCGATGCTCGTTTTTACATCGCCCCTGCTCGATACGAGTACCGGTGTATTGACTGCCCCTGCCGGATCATCCAACAGGTTGACCGGTGCCGTTCCCACGACAAACTGTACTCTTCCAGCTTCCACCGCCTCGATGGAGATGTCGGAGTTTCTTGTCGTGCTGATTCCATGCTTGTACTCTGTCATGGTCTACCTCCTGCTTTCATTATTTTTTGGTATGCAATATTCAAAAAAGAGCCTGTTCTTCGAAGCTCGTTTTTGCTGGTTACGACGTCCCCCATCGGGACGAAAAAATGTTTGGTCAGCGGGCTTACCTCCCCCGCCTGCCGGATGACATTCTCCGGGTAATAGGTGAAAATCTGATTTCTTCTCACAATCCCCTTCAAATCCGGTCCGATATACATGGTCTGTTTCATATCAGGTCCTCCGCGTATTCCTGGTGTACCGGCGGCAGCTTCCACGCCGAGATGTAGGCGCACTCGTAATAATTTGGGTAGCATTCATGGTTGAACCGCTTGCTCCGCGTTCCGGTCATCTCGTACCTTTCGTCGATGATGTGTTTTTTGCACAGCCATTGGTCAAGCTGGTTCATCCAGTTCGCAAGGATGAGGTTCCCTTGGTGCGCCTCCTCGTACAGCATGATGGAAAATAAAATCTGTACCTGCACCACCCAGTTGCCTTCCGCGTCCGTATCCTCGTCGTCGATCATGACGATGATGTAATCCTCCTGATCTTCGTCCTCGGTGTCGTCCTTGTACGGCTTATCCTGCCGGTAGATGTGGTAGTCCTTCCATACTTCGCCGTCCGCCTTCTTAAGGCTTTGCGTCTCCGCAAGTTCCTCAATCTCCCGGATGAGCGCACCCTGTAAGTCAAGGTCTGTCATATGCCCTCCTTAGTTCGTGATGCCCTTTAGCACGTTGTCAATCTCGTGTTCGAGACGCTTCTGTAACATCGGTCCCGCTGAGCGCGTAAAGTTCGCCATTACACGGTCGTTCTTTAGAATCTGCGGTACGGACGGAGCCGCTACGCCAACTAACGTCGCGTCCCTTGCCCCTGTCTTCCTGCGGAAAAGTCCGGTGAACTCTCCTTTTTCGCCTTTTCTTACCCTCTGGATGAACGGTTTGTTGTCACCCTGCAGACCGATTTTTCCGTGTGCGCGTTCGACTGCTGCCCGGTAAGTCCGCACGTTCGGCGTTCCTCCCCGGAATTGCATCTTCCCGTCGCTCCCGCGTCCGATCGGTGTACTGTTCGACCAGTGTATCTTCTTCCCGATTGGGGAGACCGCTTTCCCGCTGTCCCAGAGTGCAAGGTTCCGGTGTGTGCCGGTGTAGTCAAGTGTTGCCGTCGGTTCTTTCTCCGTCGCCTTGACGATTCGAAGCGTCTTTGCTCCGTTAATGTCCTTCTGTTTCACCCGGTAGTCCTTTGCCGCCTCGCGTGAGATGGCGTTCTTTCCGGTCGTGTACGAACGGTTGACCGCCCGCGCAATAACTTTCCCGGACTTGTCCGAGAGTGCCCCGAGCCTCCGCTTGACTTCCGCCTCGTCGACTTCGAGTGTCATTTCAAACATTCCTTACCTCCTACACCGTATGGGTTCCGACTTCAAGCCGCAGGATTCCTTCCGTGTTCTGTACCGACTGGATGAACAATTTCTTTCCATCCAGCGTGATCATCGCATTTACAGTCACCTTGCGGTCTAAGTCGGATTCCCGGATATAGAGCAGGTGCGTCGTCTTGTTGATTGCGCTTTCCTTCGGATTCAGCGTCGCCTTCATAAGTCCGTAGGACATCTTTGCGTCCGCTGTGCTGTATTCCGTCAGGACGACGCTGCAGTCCTTCCCGTCCACGTTGTGGACGCTCGCGAACTCATCCAGATCAAAGTATGCCTGCTCCATGTCATCCGCAAAGCATTCCCTAAAGTTGTCCAGCATCCGCCGTCACTTCCTCTGCTTTGGTCTCCGCCTTTGGTTCCTCCGCCTTCCTGGTTTTGGTCTCCGTGATATACCCTGCTTTTTCCATCCACGCCTTGTCGGTGGCGGACAGGCCGGTTACGGTCTGCCCCTCCTGATAAGTCTTCCCTGCCACAATAACTGTGGTGTTCGCCTTAATCATCTAACCACCTCCATCAGTCGCCGTAAGTCTCATCCTGATACTTCAGAACCGCGCCCTTCAGCTCCTCGAGCAGCATATCCGTTGTGAGACCGCTCAGTCCGATGCTCTCCGCGTATGCGATAACGTCAGCCTTCTTGGTCAGTGCACGGATTTCCGCCTCGGTCTTAAGTGTCACGCCCTCGGTCGGTCCCTCGTTCGTGTCGACGCTGTTGTCCGCCTCGTCCTGCGTTGCCACATCGCCGTAGACGTTCGCCACGAGCCATCCGTCCCAGTCGAGCGGGTACGAGATCGGGCGTGAGAACATCTGTACCTCGATGATGTTGTCCGTCTCGCTTACCACGGTTCTCGGCACGATGCGCTCCGCGTAGGATACATAGCTGTTGCCCTTCACGAACGTCACCTGTGCGTACACGGTTGTACCCATGCCCGGGCGGAGCAGCGCGATGGTTCCCTTCGGCAGGAACGGCTTTGCGGTTCCGTCGATATCCTCGTACTCCTCGTCGTAGGTATACAGCGTGAAGAGGATTCCGTTGACGTTCAAGGTGCCGTTGCAGGCTACGCCGTCCGGAAGCTCCTTCTGGTCGATAAGACCGGTGTTCACCGCGAGCTTGTTGTAGTACTCAAGGAAATCCTTGTCCGTCATAAGCTGCATGGACACATCCCCAGTCATGACGATATCTGTTGCGTGGATGCCCCTCTTTTTGAGAATAGCCGCCATCTTGTAAAACTCCTGCAGCTTCTCCGCTGCGGTCATGGTCGCCCAGTCCTTGGTGAAACGGTACTTGTTCTTGAACTCGTTCTCGTAGAACCGCAGTACTTTCGTCTGATAGTTCAGCCCCTTTGCCGCGTCCTCCGCGCTCGCGTAGTGCTTCATGATGACCTGTCCGCTCGTGATGACGTCGGAGCACATCACTTCCTGCCTGCGCAGGATGGCTTTTCTCATGTCATCCATGTGCTCCGCCTGAATCTCATTCTCGCGCTGTGCCGGGGTGCGTCCGGATTCCGGTGATTCCCCGAACGCCTTCTTCTCCAGCTCCTCCGCCGTGATCGGCATTTTCGGGGCGATGAACGGTGCGGTTACTTCCTCCGCGCGGTATCCCTCGCTCTCCATGACGATACCGCCCGCCATCGGGATCACGAACGGTGCGACCTTCTTGTTGCCGCTCTTGGTCTCAATAAGCGCCTTCTCGGAGTAGTACACTTTCCCGTCCGGAAAGTATCTGTCCTTGAAAAACTGCGAGACCGGATACATTTTCTTGATCGTGTTGATCAGTGTTCTGGTGTCTGCTACCATCTTCTTCTCCTCCTGTTATTTCAGATAGATGCCCTTGCCGCGGAGTGCTTCCACGTCAGCCGTGGTAAGTTCCGGGGTAACTTCGCTTGTGCGGAATGTTCCGCTGGTATACGCGGTGACAACGATTTCCGTATCATCCGCCGCATACTCGGTCGTCTCCGCCACGATTGCGCTCGGTGTGCCGCCCTCTGCGTGCGCGCTGTACGCGCCGTCCGCATAGTCGAGCACTTCCCCGCGCTGGATTGTCCCGGTCGTGTCCGCCGCGACCTTCACCGGCACATTTGCCACGTCAAAAGGATGCTTGCCGTCATATACCAGCTTGTCCTTCTCCACGGTGTATGCCTCTCTGTTCAGTAATGCCATGCTTATTTCCCTCCTTTGTTCTTATTGACGTATGCCGCCATCTCGTCCGCTTCGTCCGTCGGTTCCTGCCCTGCGTCCGGGTTTCCGGTTCCGACCTCCGATGTTCCGGATTCCTGCGCGTCATTCTTTGCCGCCTCCATATAGGCGGTCGCCAGCTTCTCGCCGTCCTTCATCGCCTGATATGCGAGTGTCGGTCCGTCGATCGGGTTCTCCCCGTACTTTGCCTCGGCGAGTGCTTCCGCCGTCACGGTCTTTGCAATATCGTCAAGGGACTGGATGCGTGCCCGCTCCGTCTTAACCCCCTCCGCCTTTGCCTCCGCGACTGCTGTATCCAGCTCTGCCTTCGCTTCCGGGTTCTCTGCCAAAAATTCAGCCAGTGTCATGTTGGTTCTTCCTCCTTTGCTTGATTTATCAGGAACGGCACTCTCGCCGGTTTCCTCATTTGCCTGTTGCACCGGTGCAACTTTCCCATCTTCCGGTACTGCTGCCCCTTGTGGTACATCTCCCATACATTGTGCTACGTCTGCTTTTGCTTCGACTTCTGAAACATTTCCTTTGTTTCCTGCGGTTGGTGCGGTTTTTGTGTCTTTATTCTCTGCTTCATGAATTGCCTGCATCAGTGCTTTCGCCTTATCCCCTGTAATGACCGGGTGCTCCGCCGCTACAATCTGCTGTGTGACTGCTGCCGGATCAGATTCCCCGAAGATGTATCCGTCCACGAATCCATTCTCGATTGCCGTCTGCGGACTCATGTACGAATTTTTGTCCATAAGCGCCTGAATCTCCTCACGGCTCTTTCCGGTCTTCTTCTCGTAGACATTGATAATTCCCGCGTTAAATTCCCGGAGCGCCTCCGCCTCCATGTCCATATCCCGGTAATCGCCCCTTGCCGACGACTGTGCGTTGTGGATCATGAACACGCCTGCATCGGATATCAGCGTCTCGTCCGCCGCGCACGCGATCAGTGTCGCCGCCGACATCGCGCTGATAACGTGCGCCGTCACCTTGCCCTTATATTCCTTAATGGCTTTGTACATCTCGTACCCCGCCACGCACACGCCGCCCGGCGAATTGATTTCCAGCACCACGTCATCGCCCGCCGCCTCTTCCAATTCTTTCTCCAGCGCTCTCGGGTACGCGCAGTCCCATCCGATCCATTCATAGGCCGCCGCGGAATCGTTCATCGTGATGTCTCCCTTGATGTTGATTTTCTTCATGTGTTTCCTCCTGTTCCCTGCCCCGGAAGGAATCCCGGCGGCAGAATCTTTGCTTCCTCGTCCGCTGCACTTTCCAGCGCTTTGTTTACCCGCGCAAGCAGCTCATTTTCGTTCTCCAGCGTGCGGACATTGTCCTCGTAATCGCTTCCGTTGATTGCCGCACATTCGTCCTCTCTGGTGGAGAGACCGTTCGTTATCCTCGTCACCGCTGCATTGACCTCCTGCACCGGATTGAGACATCCCTGTGCCGGCCCCGTCCACGTCGCGTTCGTGTACGCCTTGCGGATGAGCGGATCTGCAAAAAATCCCGGTGCCTGAATGCGCCCGATGCTCACCGCCTCCGCGAACCACAGCTCGTACACTTCCTGACAGAAATCATCCACGAACCATTTCCTCCTCATGGAAAACGCCCGCCACGTCTCGTTGAGTGCTCCCTTCGATGCCGAGAAATTATTCGAGAATTTCTTCATCAGCACTTCCGGCGATATCTCCAGCGCCGCCCCGATCATCGTCGTGAACGCATTCACAAACTGGTCGTAGTTCCCGGATGGGTGTGAGGATTCGACCGGCTGTATCTTTTCTCCCTCTTTTAGGAAATTGATAGTCCCGGATCCGAGCTTAATCTCACTCTCCTTTTCCGGTGGCTCCCAGCCGTCGTCATCGCCCCCGAATCCGTCGATGTCGTCCCCGCTCTCCGTGGTTACGAACAGCGCGAACATGGAATTGATGACCGCCGCCATGATTTCCGCTTCCGTGTACCGCGTGAGCTGCTTAATGGACGTAATCACCGGCGCGAGGTACGGCACCCCTCGGTACTGTTCCGCAATATCCGCATTGAAAATATGCAGGATGTTCGGATTCCCGGTGCGCTTTCCGCGTTTCTCCACTCTTGTCCATTCCGGTATCTTCGCCGAGTACTCCCCCGGGAAGTTCGAGCAGATATAATACGCGACCGCCTTGCCGTTTTTATCAATTTCCACACCGTTCATGACGGTATTCCCGTTCTTTGCCGGCGGCTCCGTCCCGTCATAATCCGCGTTGTAGCTTCCCGGCGTGGAGACGCGGTCAGCGGACACGAGCCTTAACCGCAAGGTATACGGCATATACGTTTCCGGCTTGTCGTAGGACAGTAATACAAATTCCTCTCCGTTCTTTAACCAGTCATTAAAGGCTACCTGCTGCAGCTCATAAAAATTATTGAGATCACACACATCGCACAGTGTGTTCTCTGCCCACAGCGCAAATTCTTTCTTGATGATCCGCTGGAGCCGCGCCGCCTCTTCCCTCGTGATTCCAAGGAACTCATAGTCAATCTTCGGCTTTGGTTTTAAGCCGGTACCTACGCAGTTCGTCCGCGTGGAATTGATTGCCGCCGTTGCGATCGGTGCGTTCATGGCGAGGTCTCTTGTCCGCTCCCTCAAGAGCTTGCGGTTCATCTCGATGTCGCTTTTTGGAGATAAACTCTCCGAATGGTACCGCTCCGCCCATGTTGCGGACGTGGATGCTCCGCCGTGGGAATATCCGCTGTCCATGAACCGCTGCGCACTCTGTCTCTGCATATCCATCATGACGGTTTTTGTTCTGGTTCTCGCCAGCTCGTTTTCCGCCCTTGCAAGTGCAAGCTCACGCTGCGTCTCTTTCAGTTTTTTTCGTTCCGCAAAATATCCCATGCCTCTCTCCTTATCCAAGCGGTACTGCCCTTACGGACCTGCGTTTTGATGTTCCGTAGGTCTCGTATGCGTCGATTGCCTGCTCGTATTCCTGAATCTCCTCGGAAATCTCCTTCAGGCTTGCACGTGTCATCTGGTTCTGACCGATTGCGTAGGACTGTCCGCCCTTCAGAATTTTTCTTTTCGCCGCCTTTAAGTCTTCCAGTTCCGCCAGTGCTGTTTCGTACTGCTTTTTGTTCTTGATGGTCATGTCACACCTCGATTCCGTCAATCGCCCTGCGCTGCGTGCGCGGTCGTCTCGTTTTCTTCGTGTAGTTGATTCCGTTCTTTAACTTCTCTTCGAGCTTGTCCCAGTCCGGCCGGAGGATTTCCTCGACCGCGTAATTGTAATTGAAAAGGTCGAGTGGTTCGTTTCTCGCGCCGCTTGGTTTTACCCACACTTTTTTCAAGATTCCGTTAACCTTCTTTGTGATCTGTTTCTCGCAGGTCAGTCCCCGGTAATATGCCTTGTCGTACCCTCTTTCGTTCCCGTCCGGAAAATGGCAATACCCCGGTCCCGGTTCCTCGATGGTCAGGCGGTTCGTGATATCTTCTTTTCCGGAATCCACACCTATGATGTATATGAGCGTCCGGTCAACCACGTACTGTTTTCCGTTCCGCTCTTCCTTGATGTCAACGACCGTCCTCTTATGAATCAGTTTGATATCCGGTTTTCCTGCGTAGCCCTTCAAGCCGTAGCACTTCTTTCCTTTCGCCCGCATCGCTTTGATCCATTTGTATGCCCGGTTCGTGTAATGCCCTCCGGAATCTATTCCGAACGCTGCAATTCCGAGTGATGCTCCGTCCTCAAAAAATAGTGTCTGGTCTAAATATGCCTCCAGCCTGTCCCACGGCTCATCCGTGAACAGTTCACCGTATATTTCCGTCTTGTATATGCCCCAGCTCTCGAAGTTCCTTGCCCATCCGCGTATCTCTACTTCGAAACGGTCGTCCTGCACGTCGACTGCTGCCGTGAGGAGCAATACGCCCTCCGGGATGTCCGCGCCGTAATGCTCTGCCTTGTTCTCCAGCTCGTCCTCGTTGACCGCGCTATCCACGTACTTCGTGTCGTCCCACGTCTCCCCGAGTACGGTATTGATGAATACTTTCAGGTCTTCCGGATCGTGGAACTTTTCCAGCCGCTCATTCGCATCCTTGAAGTTCTCTATGATTTCCTCCCAGTCCACGAACGGGCTTGCCAGCTCATTCAGCCGGAACGAGCGGTATCTCTTCCGCTCCGGGTGCTGTGCAATCCATTTGTGCTTGCTGTCCTTCCACTTCCGTTCCGGTATCAGTGTTCCGCATTCCTTGCATGCCATCGACACGCTCTCAAAATCCACTCTATGAAAATCGTATGGCTGCCATGCCCCGCATTCCGGGCACTGCACATTCCACACTTCCATACTCCCTTTGTTGTATGCGGATTCAATCTTGCTTTTGCCTGTGATGGTCGGTGTAGATGTCTTAATATGCTTTTTATTCCAGTAACTTGTTGCTCGCTTTTCCGCCAGCTTAATGGGGTTTCCCTCCGTCCCTGCCGATTCCGGAAAGCGGTCAACCTCGTCCATCCATATGATCCGTCTCGGGTCGGACGCAAGTGAGCTCGGGGAGTTTGCCCCGCTGATTGCAAGATTCCCGCCCGGAAACTGTTTCAGCAATATCGTGTTATTCGAATTTCTCGACTTTGGGTCTGCTACCTTCGCCGCCAGTTGTGGGATGTCGGAAATCATCTGTGCGATTCTCTGTTTTGACATTTTCTCTGCGTCGTTGATGGTCGGCAGTACGAACATCTGTGTCGCCGGTTCGTAGTCGATGTAGTATGCAATGCCGCACAGGATGATGAGTGTCTTCCCGACCTGCGCAGAACTCATGACCGCCACGTCCGTTACTTCTGGATCCGTGATTGCGTCCATGATGGTTTTCTGGTACGGTACGGTCTCCGACGAATAATGCCCTGCCTCGTTGGAGCCTTCCGGCAGCACCATGTACTTGTCCGCCCACTCGCTGAGCGTCATATTTTCTTTTGGCTTCAGCGCTCCCGCCAGTCTGCACATCAACTGGAGGGTATGCCAGCTTACTTCCCTATTTGCCACTCTCCTCAACTCCTAACGCGCTGATGTCGTCGCCGGATATCTCGATGTGCTCGTCGGAGTAAAAATCAGCCGGATTGTAGCTCGACAATTCGAGCAGTGCATTGTCGATTTCTGTCTTTAGAATCCGCTGTATTTCTACCTTTGACTTTCCTTCCAGCTTCTTTGCAAGCTTTGAAGGTAATGCCGTCATCTTCGATTTGAATTTTGCGAACATATCCGTCATCACAGCTTCGACATCCTCTGCCTTATGTACTTTTCCCTGAATCAACTGTAGTTTGATTTCCGTAATCTGCTTTTTCAGGCGTTCATGTTCCGCCTTCTCTGTATCGAGATCAATCAGTTCCTCGTCGTCTTCGGTCTTTGTCCTGCTCTTTCCGGCGTTTGCAACCTTCAGTGCCACGATGTATGATTTTGCCGAACTCCAGAACAAATATTTCCCATGCGAATCACGCTTGATTATGCCCTTGTCTGTGAGGTCCCGAATTGTCCTGTCAGCCACGCCAAACAAGGATTCTAGGACTTTTGAACTAACCAGCATTTCCTCGAACATTGTGGTATCATTTTTGGTCGCCATAACCCCTCCATTTCGGCAATGCCCTTAAAAAATTCTTGTAGCTAGTCGGATTTTGGGGCTCGCCGAACCGCAATGAATCCGGCTTTTCCCGAAGAACCTATGTTCTTTTCGAACATTTGTTCTACCATCCCGCCAGCCGATCCGGAAGCTGTGCGCCGCCGGATCAAGGCAAAGAAAAAGCACCGGCTATCAATAAGCCAGTGCTCTGTTCCCCTCTCCGGGGATAATAACATATTACCATAAAAGAACCGAACAAACCGAACAACTTTAAATTTTTTTCAACTTTTTGCTTGACAAACTACCCAAATGGGTATATATTGCACTTGTCGGCAAGTCAAACGGCAAATAAATGTGGAAGCATTGGAAAGGAGAATGGTTCGATGGGTAAAAAGAAGCAAAAGAAAAAGCCTATCAATTGGCAAGAGCTGGCAGCAACTGCACTGATAGACTTAATCGTAGGCGTGATAGTAACCATAATAGGCAAGCTGTTAGGTTAG